GACGTCCTCCTCCGACCTCTCGGCATCGCAGGACCTGACGGCCAACGCCTACGTGGTGGAGACCGGGACCAAGAAGGTGGAGCGCGACGGCGTGGTCCTGGAGCTGCCGACGTACGACGCCTGGATCGAGGCCTGGACCCCGCAGGACACCCTGGAGGCGCGCAGCCAGCGCGATCGGGTGCCGTACGAGGAGTGGGTCAAGATGGACTACCTCAACGCCGTCCCGGGCAAGATCATCCGGCTGGACTTCGTGGCGGCCCGCCTGGCGGAGGTGCAGTCGGTCTTCGGGATCAAGGCCCACGCGTACGACCGCTACGCCTACTCCAAGCTCGGCGACGAGCTGGACCTGCTGGGACTGGACTTCCCGCAGATGGAGCATCCACAGGCCGGGATCCGTCGGGCGAAGCCGCACCCCGACCTGGTAGAGGAGGCGAAGCGCAATGGTAAGCCGGCCCCACTCGGCCTGTGGATGCCGGGCTCGGTCAAGGCCCTCGAGGAGCTGATCCTGGAGGAACGCATCCGGCTGCGGAGGAACCCGGTCCTGTTCGCGGCGTGCATGGGCGCCACGGTCGAGACGGACCCGTTCGACAACAAGTGGTTCTCCAAGCGAAAGGCGACCACCCGCATCGACCCGCTGGTGGCCCTTGCCATGGCGGTGGGCTGCGCCACCGGGTCGGAGCCTCCGGCGCGGAAGCAGAGCGTGTACGAGAAACGAGGGTTCCTGGTGTTGGGAGGGTCGACGTGAGCAAGATCAAAGACTGGGCGCTGGACCTGACCGGTGCGACCGGCATGTGTCTGGTGGCCTTCGGGGCCTGGCAGGTCTACCCGCCGGCCGGATATATCGTGGGCGGACTGCTGCTGTTGGGCGTCAGCTACTTACTTTCGAAAGAGGAGCCGAAGCAATGACTGTCAATGCGAGAACGTCGAACTACGGTTCGGCAGGCGGGAGCCAGATCAACGTGGACCTTGCACCCAACATCGGGAACGACGTCCGCAGGGTCACGCTGTCGGCCGACTACACCCTGGCCACCCCGGAGCCGGGAATCCCGAAGAAGCCCGTCTTCACGGGGGCCGAGGTGACCGCGGTCAAGGGGGCCGGACAGCTCATCGCCTCGGGCACGACCATCACCCTGCAGGCACCCGAGGCCGCGGCCCTCGTGGCCGCCGGCAAGGCGGTGTACGCGTAGATGGGCATGATGCGCTCGCTGTCCCGGGCGGTGGTGACCCGGTCCAGCGCAGGAGTCCCGTCGTACGGGATGATCCCACCGCTCGGCTCCATTCAGACGGCGTCCGGGGTCCTGGTGTCCCAGGGTACGGCCATGACCGTGCCGGCCGTGTACCGCGCGGTCAACCTGCGGGCGAACGACGTGGCCCGGTGCGCCATCTCCCTGCAGGCACCCTCGGACGACGACAAGACGCGCACGAAGGTCGGCAAGGACGATCACTCGGTCGCTCGGCTCTTCGTCAGGCCCAACCGGGTGCAGACCTGGTACGAGTTCATGCGCGACATGTGGGTCGCCTATCTCCTGCGGGCCAACGCCTACGCGGCCATCCTGCGGGACAGGAAGGGCGAGCCCACGGAGCTGATCTACATCAACCCCGACGCGGTCATGGTGCTGGAGGCCTCCGACGGTAGCTGGTTCTACAACGTGAACCGGATCGGGCTCTTCCAGATCGCAATGCTGCGCGACATGCCCACCGCCATCCCGTCGGAAGACATCCTGCACTTCCGCGGCATCAGCTTCAATCTGCTGATCGCGGCGTCCACGGTGGGACTGGCCCGGGACACAATCGGGCTGGCGATGGCGCAGAACCTGCAGGCGTCGCGCTGGGCCGGCAACGGGGCCCGTCCCTCGGGCGTGCTGCAGACGGACCGGACACTGACGGAGGACGCGGCCAAGCGGCTGAAGCAGCAGTGGAACGAGTTCCAGAGCGGCATACAGAACGCCGGACAGACCGCGGTCCTGGAGGAGGGCCTGAAGTGGCAGCAGCTCCAGCTCACCGCCGTCGACCTGCAGTGGATCAACCAGCAGCAGATGAGCGTTGCCGACGTGGCGAGGTTCTGGGGCGTCCCGCCGAGAAAGCTGATGCAGCAGGACCTGTCGAAGGGTAGCACGGTGATCGAGGAGGACCAGTCCTACGTCAACGACACCGTGGCGCCGGACCTGGAGATGATCGAGCAGAAGTTCGAGCGCACCTTCGACCTGGACGAGGAGGGGCTCGAGGTCGACATGGACGAGTCGGCCCTCCTGCGCGCGGATCCCGAGACGCGCTACAACCTGGGTCGCATCGGCAAGCTGTCGGGTCTGATCAGCACGAACGAGTGGCGACGCGGCGAGCGCCTGCCACCAGCCCCGACCGGGGACGTGGACCCGGGCGACGAGCTCATGCAGCCTGTCAACCTGGCGGCCCTGGGGTCGGACATGACCGGGCAGGCCCCCGACGGGGCCGGGCGGCCGAAGAAGGGACACGCGCCGGAGCCCGGCGTCGCGAACCAGGGTACGGCGCACGACGCCTCACATGTACCGTCGCTGGTCCGAGCGCGTCGTGAACGGCGTCTGCGTTTGTTGCAACAACATAACACAACATAACACAACAGCAACATGTTATGACAGTGTGCTGGTGCGGGGCCTGCGACTTCGTCGAAAACCCCAGGGAAGTGGGGTCGGCGGCCATTGGCGACGTTGGCGCGGCCCCGCGCTGGCGCCTAGATTCACCATGAGAGGAGACGACATGACAACTCAGGTTCACAAGAGCACGATGCTCAGGGCGATCATGCCTGCGCAGATCAATGTGCTCGGCGAGCGGGAGGTCGAGGTCGTGGTGTCGACGGGCAACCGCGCCCGCGACGGTCACGTCTTCGAGCCCTCCGGCGGGCACTTCGACAACTACGGGAACAATCCCATCGTGCTCTGGCAGCACGACGTCATGAGCCCGATCGGCAACGGTAACGAGCTCCGGGTGGAGGACAACGGGATCCGGGCCAAGGTGGTGTTCGCCCCCGTGGGGATCGACGCGACCGCGGACCGCATCTGCGGACTGGTCAAGTCGGGCGTCGTCCGGGGCATCTCCTTCGGGGTCGACCCGATCGAGGCCGAGCCGCTGGACCCGGCCAAACCCAAGGGCGGCAAGCGGGTGACGAGCTGGGAGCTCCTGGAGTTCTCCTTCTGCTCCGTCCCGGTCGACCCGGACGCCCTGGTAACGAATCGATCACAACCCAACAAGGGGAATGAAGTGGACACGAACGACGGTAACACAGCGGGCGCGCCGAGCGTCGTCCGTGCCAAGCACACCCGGGCCCTGCAGAGGGCCCCGGCCCACATCGTATTCAAGCGTGGTCTGTACGACGTGGCCTCGCTGGCCTATCTCCTGGAGAGCGTCGGCTACGCTCACTCCACCGCGGAATGGGAGAAGGAGTACGAGGGCGACGACAGCGAGGTGCCCGCCATGATCGGCGAGGCGCTGCAGAAGCTGGGCGCCGCGATGGTCGCCATGACCGCGGAGGAGGTCGCAGAGCTGCTGGCGATGCACGGCCAGGAACCCGAGGGCGAGACCGACGAGGAGCGCGCCCTGAAGCCGGCGCAGCGGGCGTGGCGCCGAGGCATGGTCATGTGCCGGGCCGGCAAGAGCGTCAGCGCCGCCAACAAGGAGAAGCTCGAGGACGCCGATGGACACCTGAAGCGTGCGATGAAGCACCATGCGGCGATCGCGGACCATCACGGCGCGGTCGGCGACGGAATCAAGACCTGCCGGGCCCTCCACGAGGACCTGGGCAAGGCACACAAGGAGATGGGCGACGCGCTCGACGCGGCGTCCGACGACGACGGGGATGGCGAGGACGGAGTAAAGCGATGCATGCGGGCCCACAAGTCCATCGGGAAGGCACTGGACAAGATGGGCGACGCGCACGCGGATATGGACGACAAGCATCAGGACGCCGGAGACAGTCACAACGGTTGCGGCCGGGCGATCAAGTCGGCGAGCCGGTGCATGCGGGCGGTTGTCGAGGGAACGGCACCGGGCAGCGAGGAGGACGACGGCAAGGACGATGACTCACAGGATGTGCAGACCTCGGCGGGGACCGGGGAGTCGGGTGGCAGCTCGAACGACCGCTCGATGGATGCGGACTTCCGGCGGAGGCAGAGCGATCTGCTGAGGCTGAGACAGACGGCTTGATTCACTCTTTCAATCAACACAGGTAATGCAACAATGACACAGCAAGTGACAAAGGTCAACGACCTTGTCAAGCAGCGTGCGGCCGCCTTCGATGCGTTCAGCGCGCTCGCTAACAAGGACATCCTCACGACCGAGGAAGCTACGCAGTATCCGGTACTGCGCGCCAAGGTCGAGGAGATTGACGGGGCGATCACCCGGGCGAAGGACCACCAGCGGCTGATGGCGGCCGGTGCCCAGCCGGCCGACGGCCAGACCCGGATCCAGATCGTGGCCGAGGACCCGTACACGGACGACAAGGTCGTGGCGAAGCGTGGCTGGGGTGGAACGGCGAAGA